TTTTTTTCATCCCAGTATGGTAAGGCATAGTAAGAATTAGGTACTTCTTAATATATTCTAAACGCAGTTTGACCTAATGTCTCTGGTTTTGCCAAATTAAATTGTTGTAGACAAAGATATCCAAAAGCGTCGAAAGCATGATCAACACCTAAGTTTTTGTTTGGTAAACCTGTATTTGGTGCATATGTAAGAGTTCTAAGTGCTTTTATCAATTCTTTACATCTAGGATGTATTAATGTTCTTCTTGTACCATCAGCATCATACAAAGCAGTATTGACAGCAGTAATCTTATCTCTGATCCTCCAAGGTGATCTAGGACTCATGACAGTAAAACCTGATCTTCTTAAAATCGTATGATCTGTAACCCCTACCCCACTAGTTTTTCTTGCACTACCTGTTGGGTCAGGACAAGCAATAATTCTTCTATCCACCCCATATCTTCTAGTAACTTCTTCAGCAAAATCCCAAGTGGTAGCACCACCTGTCAGCATAATCTCATCGAAGACATATAGTGTATCATTATGCTTTACAGCACAGATTCCTGCCATAGGGTCAACGTTAAAATCTAATCCAATTAACAAAGGAAGCATATGTAAATCAGCTATTTCCTTATCAATATTTTCATCACTAAAGCTAACAGCAACAAGACCAGTTAAATTCTCAAAACTAGCCTCAAACTCCTGTCTAAAAGTTCTTGGGTCTAATTGTGATCTGGCTGCTTCAACTTCTTCTTCCTTTACATTACCCCCTTCAATCGTAGTAAAACTCCACCTTTGCCAATCATCTAATTCCTGTTCACCACAAAAACACCACATATCATAAAACCAACTGGCAGTACCATCAGGTGTTGATATGAAAAGTGCCCAACCTTGTTTGTCAGCTAACGCAGGTCTAATAACCTCCGCCCACACATCCCTTTCCATAAACGCAGCTTCATCCAATACAACCCCTGCTAAACTTCTTCCCCTTAACGCCATCGCATTTTCAGTACCTTTTAACTCAATACTCGATCCATTTATCAAATCAATCCTTAAATCTGTCTCATTTTTAGCTTTTATCCAAGTTTTAGGTGTTAATCTCTTTAATTCCTTCCATGCAATATCCTTTGCCATACGATAAGTAGGAGCACAATAGAAATAAACCTCCCCAGGTCGATTGATCGCTCCTCTAAGCAACTCGATACAGGATAAATATGACTTCCCAAACCTTCTTCCAGCAACCAACAACCGAAATCTTTTCTCACTATTAAACACCTCCCCCTGTGCATACCTTAAACTGATCTCATTCAAGCTCATATCATCCTTTTTTTCATAATATTACTCATTTTCTTTCGCATTTCATACTTTTAAGGCTATCATCAGAATATTAACCCCCTCAAAGACTAAGTCTGTGGCTGAATCTTTCATTAACAACCTAAATTACGACCTTCCAGCACCTCAACGTAAACCTAGAGTGCAAAAATATACAGGTGGTACTAACTCAAGAGCAGTAATTGAAGCTCGTTGTCAACGTCTATACTCAAAACAGCTAGAAGGTAAAACAACCAGACAACTAGTAATAGAACATTCTCATAGAGAAGGCATATCAGAAACAACAGGGTGGGCTGATTGGAATAAAGTTAAAGAATGGAATGATCAAGATTGGTTGAAAGAAAGAGAAAAAATGATTCCTCGTCTTCAAGCAATGCGTATGAGACTCTTCAACAAAGCTATATCAAAAGGTCAATTACAGACAGCAGCACAAATATTAGACTCCCTAGGTAAAGTAGTAGGCGAATCAGTAGAAACAGTAAACATCCAAGCTCCAGAATTAGCTATTCGCATAGAACCAAAGCAATAAACATTTGTAGAATATATTTAAGTTCCCCACGCACGCAAAAATAAAAAAATATTTTACAACTACACCCCTATTGTTACATATTGTTAAGATAATTATATATAAATATATTTAATTATATTTTGTGGTATATTAATAATAAGGGGATAGTATATCTTCTTACGTACCTAGAAAATTTAATTAAACTATGATTTCAAAAAGTTTGGAAGCTAAACAAAAGCGTATCTTAAAAGCAATTGACAAGATACCAGCTTTTGTAATTAATAATGGTGACATTGAGATTATCAGGTTATCGAGGTTTATTAATCCTAAAGCAGATTTAAAAAAGGATCCTCTACACGCTTGTAGAAAATTTCTAGTTATTAAAATTGCTTGGGATTAATTATGATAGGTAACACTTGCATAAGTCCAGATTATGAAAAAATTTTAATATCTAAAAAAATTAGATATGAAAAATGTTTTTCTAAATCTGGAAAACTTTGGTTAAAAATTAACCCATTCGATGAGTCAAACAATTTTGACTTTTTTCATTCAATCCCAACTTTTGTAAAATTGGTATTAGATGATTAATTAATCCTCTAGTACTCTTTAAATCAATTCTAAGGGGTGTTAATAAGTCTTAGGACTATAACACCCTTTAAAAAAAATAAGCTTTTCTAGGCTGACTCAAACTAAACATCACTAAATTAATTTTTTAAACTATGGAACTATTAATTTTAATCGGTGGATTTTATGCCTTATATGTTGCAGGTAATGCAATAGCCGTTAACCTTGATTATTCAAGAGTTAGCAAGAATAGGAGGTATAAGTAATGCTTAAAAATTTATTTCTATATTTTGGATTTTATACAATTATCGGATTATTTATGTATTTTTCAATAAGCGATAGTTTATTAAAATCACAAAAAATAGATTGTAATAAAGGTGTTCAATTAGCATGTGATTTAATGGATACTTCACAAAAACAAAATAAGGATATATAATTAAATATATCCTTATATTATTTTATTTAATTAAACTCATGAAAAAAAAGTATTTAACATCAAGTGAATATAATTCACTTGTAGTTACCGTTCAAAAGTCTGCTAATTACATTACAGACAAAGAAAAAAAGATGTTTGATTTAATTTTTGAAAAATTATTTGTAATTACTGAAGATGACATTATCAGTAATGAAGAAATCAATCACCCAATATCCGAAAAACAATCTTGGGATATTGCTATTAAAAAAGCTAACTCTTTATAGGGTTAGTTTTTTTTTATTCACTCTATTAATTTAAAAACTATGAATTTTGCACCTATTGATAATAAGCAATTAATTGAAACATCAAGTTTAATTAAGCTTATAGCCAATAATGACGTTAACGGAAATGAGCAACATATATATCTGCATATTGCTAATACTGGTAGAATATTAAAAGCTTACGATGTATGCAATAGAGGTGTTTATTCAGTACCTTTAGAGTTAAAAAACAAAGCTATTAATGCAAGTTGTATTAGTATATCGATTAAGGAATATAAAAGGATATTAAAAGAGTATGAATGAATAATAGTTTCTTATAGCCTCGAATTAATCGAGGTTATAAAAAACTATTTTTTATAAATAGTTTTATTTTCAACTTACATTAATTAAAAAAATGAATCACACATTAACGGTTAGGGGTGCTTATAGTACCGATTTTAAAAGCAAAAAAGAAATATTAGAGCATTATAACTCTAATAAAGACTTTCAAAACTTGAATCCGATGGTATCGGGTGCTTATGTTAATAAAAAGGATGCTAAAAGGTTTAAAGTAGGCTATTTGAATGTTAGATATAATAATTTAATGAAAATAGCCGTTATAGACGTTAATAAGGATGAATTTCAATGAATTTAGATAAGGTATTCATTAAGCATGATGATGGTGCACACGGGTGGTTGGAAGTTACTTTTGAAGATTTAATCGATTTAAATATTCAAAATAAAATCTCTAATTTTTCATACATAGATTCAAATAAAAATTTAATCTATTTAGAAGAAGATTGCGATATGACTTTATTTATGAAATCATATAAAGAAAAATATAATAAAGGTATAGCGTATGTAATAGAGAATAATTTTGATATACATCCAATAAGGAAATTACCTAGTTATATAGTTATATAAATTAAAAATAATACTAGCTTAAAGGGATGTTTTAAACATCCTTTTATGAAAGTATTTTTTATTACTTTCAATTAAAAACTTATTTTATTAATTAAAATTATGAAACTTTCACAAGAAAAAATTCAATCGTCTACTACTGGTTATTTAAAATCAGTTCTTAAAGATGGTTTAATAGATGTTGAAACTGAAGACATGATATATAAAGAATTATACGAAGTTAGAAATATAAAACAATTTTAAGGAGTTATCAAAAATGAAAAATGAATTATTTAAGTTTGGTGTTAATAACACTAAGCTTAAGAATACTATTACTTTCAGTAAAAGTAGCGGGTTAACTTGCCCAGGTGCTAACAAATGTAAAGCCTATGCACATATGAATGCTAACGGTAAAAGATCTGTTAAAAGGTTTAAAGATACTGAATTTACTTGTTATAGTGCAAGTTTAGAGGCTTTATATCCTAGCTTATATAATCTTACTAGACATAATACTAGTTTATTAAATGAATACATTAAAAACGATGATTTTAACGGGTTAGTAGAATGTTTTAATGTGTCTTTAAATAAAAAAAGAAATAAAAATATTAATTTAGTTCGCTGGAATCAAAGCGGGGATATTTATACACGTTTTGAACTTGAAGCACTTAAAAAAGTATGTGAACTTAATAAAGATTTGATATTTTATTTTTATACTAAAAATTTAATATTGTTTGGTCA